CTGTTACTACCTCAAAAGCAAAGTGTTTATCGTTTACAACATACAATCTTTTATTTTTACCTGTTATCTTTTGTTGTATAATACAAGGGTAAACAGCTTCGTTGCCTTCTAGTGTATGTTGCCCACCTGTTACAGGTTTTATTATAGTATTCTGTTTAGTGCTTTTTTCGGTTACTTCTGTGTAAGGTATTTTTAAACCTAACTGTTTTGCTATGATTAAATTATTTAACTTTCTTACTTCTTGATAACGATAGTCTTTATTATATGTAGTTACTTTGTGACATTGTATATAATTACTCAGTATATGAAAGTTTGTATATTTTTTATATGTACTCTCTTCAAATACATTGTTTCTCATATATATAGCAGTTAAATCTGTTACAGGTTGACCTTCTATATATAATACATCTTCTGTTATATTCCATTCTATGTTAGCGTCTTGGTCTATAAACTTATCAAAAAGAGGATGTAGTGCTTTTACATTTGGGTCACTTAATTGACCAAATAAATATGTTGACATACACCTACTTCATCACAATCGCAACCACTAAAGCCACCACCCCAAGTGTACCCACCATAGACATAGCTTCTATTCGCCACATTCTTTTGTCTAGAGTTTCTAGCTTATCGTTGACTGCTTGGTATCGGACAGCACATTCTTTTTCATGTGCTTCCAATTCCATTTGTACCTTTAACTCAGGCTGCATCTTCATCTGCTGCACTAGCTTTGGTTTCATCTTCTTCTTCGCTTCCCTTTACAGATTGTATTAACGAATTGGTAAAAGCATTTTGTGCTACAGTTACTTGGTCAAGTTGAAACTTGAGACTACCTGCTTTAGCTTGTAGGTCTCTTATCTGATTGATAAAGTAACTTTGGTCTTGAGATAAGTCTTCTTCTTTATACTCTGTACCATCAATTGTGATTACATTTGCTGTTTGTTCACTCATGCTGTGTACCCTTCACCTGCTGTGATTGCAGAGTTAACTGCTGTCATATCTTCATCTGTCCAATAGTCTTTAGCCACCATAATCTCTAAGTGTTCTACGTTCCTATCACAGTCTTGTTTGTCTTCTGCTGTATCATCTGCCATTGCTGTACCTGCAATGATAGCATTGATAAGGTCTACTGAGTGACCCATAGCTGTATAGTTTTGTGCTATTTCTTCTGTTGTTAGTTCTTCTGCCATTTTTATTCTCCTTTTAAGTTATATTAGGCGTTTTCTAAAGCTGTGACTTTAGCTTCTAATGTCTCTATTCGTGTCATTGCTTCTTGTAGTGCCTTGACTGCTTTCATGTAGAGGATTGAATATTTAATTGACTTAGTTGTTGTGTCACCTTCAACTAACTCACCTTCTTCGTTTTTAATTAAGTCTGGATTGTCTTTAACTAAACCACCCATACCTGCTTCTTCAACTTCTTGTGCAACAACACCTAATCTCCAGTGTTCATCACTATCGCCTTTTGCAACGTCTGATTTCATTTTATATTTACGAATTGTTAAGGCTTTTATGTCATCCCATTGTGATGAAGCATTTGTTATTTGCTCTTTGAGTTTTATATCCGAGATAGCACCATAGCTATTATCGTGATTTTGAACATCACCATCGCTCCTTACTATAAATCTGTCAGCAGTAGTGTCAGCTGCGGCAATAAAATAGTAAGTATTGCTGTCTGGAGCAGCTCCAGAAAAGTCTATATACATTCCATAAGGACCGCTTGCGTGGCTATTTTCTATGATAAAAGTTGAATCCGATGCTGTTTGATGGAAAACGTGTTGTGTAGCCGTTTTTCTAGTTGATGAATTATAATCATTAGAAAATAAAGGATATCCTGCTGTATTTATCCTCATTCTCGGATTACCATCACCATCTGATAACACAATGTTATTGCTTGATGTTCTTATGTCTAAGCCATCTTGATTGCCGTTGTAGCGACCTAAGATGGTGTTCTTAGAGCCAGTTGTTACTAGATGACCTGCACCAAAGTTTCCATCAGAACCAACAAATGTATTTTCTGAACCAGTTGTTGTTGCAAAACCAGTATACTTTCCTAAATAAGTATTATTATATCCAGTAGTATTACTATACCCTGCTTGATAACCCACTGCTGTGTTGTTAGATGCTGTGGTGTTGTTGTTAAGAGCATACCTACCTACTGCAACGTTTTGATTACCACTTGTATTTAAATAAAGAGAGGCATGCCCAATAGCAATATTTTCACTAGCTGTATTAGAATATAAAGCACTATCGCCAATTGCTACATTATAACCACCTGTGCTGTTTGCATTTAATGCTATATGTCCAACTGCTACATTGCCTGCACCTGTAGTGTTGGAGTAAAGTGACTGATACCCAATTGCTGTGTTGTTGGCTGCTGTAGTGTTTGCTTGTAGTGCTTGCCTGCCAACTGCTGTGTTGTATGAGCCAGTAGTGTTTGAAAGAAGTGCAGTCTCACCAACTGCCACAAGACTTGCACCAGTAGTATTTAATTGTAAAGACCTACGACCTATAGAAGTATTATCTGAAGCTGTTGTATTGTTGGCAAGAGCCTGTTCACCTATTGCTGTATTTGTTGCACCAGTAGTATTATCCAATAATGCTTGATAACCAACTGCTGTGTTGTTAGATGCGGTGGTGTTTGATTGCAAAGCACGATGACCAACACCAACATTATCACTACCAGTTGTGTTTGCACCTAAAGCGTTATAGCCTCCTGCAAAGTTATCATCACCAGTAGTGTTTAAGGCTAATGTGTACATGCCAATGCCTGTGTTTTGGGCACCAGTGGTGTTTGCATTTAATGCCTGATACCCCACGGCAGTGTTGTTTGATGCAGTGGTGTTGTTAAATAATGTACTGTGACCAAGACCCACATTACTTGAACCTGTAGTATTATAAAGCATACTATTATACCCAACAGCAGTATTCAATTGTCCAGATGTGTTTGAAAGTAGTGTTTGTAAACCTATAGCAGTTTGACCAGCTCCAGTATTTGAACCATACAAAGCTCTATATCCGTAAGAAGTAGAACTGTTAACTGTATTGCCATACCCTGCTTGATAACCCACAGCTGTATTCTCAGATGCTGTGGTGTTGGATTCTAATGCTTCATATCCAATGGCTACATTTTTAGCACCTGTTGTGTTTGCTCTTAAAGATTGATACCCAAGTGCTATATTTTCTGTACCAGTTGTAATGTTGTAGCCTGATTGATAACCAATCCCAGTGTTACCTGTACCAGTAGTATTGGCAGTTAATGCTTGATATCCAACTGCTACGTTGTTACTTGCAGTAGTATTTGCTTTTAAAGATTCACGACCTACTGCTACGTTTTGTCCACCTGTTGTGTTTGCAAGCAGTGAAGCATATCCAACTGCTGTATTGTTTGATGCTGTATTATTACCTAAAGTATAACTTCCCAATGCTGTGTTGTCAGCACCTGTGATGTTTGCTGTTAAAGCTTCACGACCTACTGCTACATTGTTACCCCCTGTAGTATTGCTAGATAAAGCCTCTCTACCAACTGCTGTGTTACTTCCACCAGAAGTATTTGCTGTTAATGAATTTGCACCAATCGCAGTGTTATAACTACCAGATAATGAACCATCATCTAAAGCAGTATTACCCAAAGCTACGTTATCAGTTCCAGTTGGATAATTACCATCTAGCTTGATTGTGCCACCATCTATGGATACGTTACCTGCTACAGTTAATCCATCTGTGACTGCTGTACCTGTTACGTCAATGCCTGTGTTGGTGGTGGTTAGTTTGACGTTTCCAGCATAACGTAAATCAACTGCTCCTCCATCTACCCCACGAAGATAAGAAGCAGTAGCACCAGAGTTTTGTAAATAAATATTATCTCCTTGAATGAGAAGATTACCTGCAACACTTTCATTAATAACACCATCAGACCCATTAAAATAAATCTGTAAGTCAGCACTGTCACCTAACTTAATGATATCATTGTCACCCATGTTAAGGTGTGTCGTTAAAGTAGTCTCACCTGTAACACCAAGAGTACCTGCTATTTGTATGTTTGTGTCAAGTTTAGCACTTGTGACTGCATCGTCAGCTATGTGAGCAGTATCAATACTACCATCTACATAGTGTTCAGAATCAATAGAGTCATCTGCTATCTTTGTACCATCTACAATGTCAGCAGCTAAATGTACTCTGTCTATTGACCCATCTACGTAGTGTTCAGAATCAATGGAGTCATCTGCTATCTTTGTTCCATCTACGATGTCAGCAGCTAAATGTACCCTGTCTATTGACCCATCTACATATTGGTCACTATCTACAGAATTAGCTGCCATCTTTGCAAGTGTTACATTAGCATCTGCTATCTTTGCAGTTGTAACATTTGAATCTGTTATTTTAGCTGTAGTTACTGCATTATCTGCTAGACCTGATGTATCAATCTGTGGTCCTTCACCTGTCGTACCATCATGTGAGTGTCCAGTTGAACCGTTAAACGCAGTTTGTATAGCATCAAACTCTCCATCAAGGTCTGAAGCATTAATTACGTTACCGTCAGCTATATTGTTCGGTGTGTCGTTTCTTGTATAGCCTGTTCCCATTTATTATCTCCTAGCGTTAGTAGTATACTGCAGGGTTGCAGCGTCAATAGCAAATACAGCGTCTATTGTATCCCCTATGGTCTCATATACGATAGATACTGTAAAACCTGAACCTATTGTTTGCAATTCATATATCGCTTTCTGTTTACCCCCATATGAGGATGTTCCATAAACCCCAGCACCATAAGATATAGATGAAGCTGCAAGGTTTGAAAAAAGCAATGAATTAGGTTGAACAGCATTTTGTTGGTCAAAGTCAAATTTAAGAGAGTATCTAATATCTACCTCTCCGTTTACATCTAAGTATGTTATTCCTTTATATATCGTTTTGCGAACATTAGGGTCACCTAACGGTACATAAGGAGTAGCAAACGAAGCCTGTATCTTCTCTCCATCAAAGCTATTACCTTGCTCCATGCGATAAACGTAACCATCACTTGCACCAAAATAAATAAGTTCTGTCCGACCTACGTATTCACTGTCTATTGCGTTAACATTAAAACCACGTAAATCATTAAACGCCATACCTTCTTGTAATTGTGTAGCTGCTATACCTTTTGCTGAAGCATTAGTATATCCTACGTTATATCCAAATATTCGGTACTGACTCTTTTCACGAATAACTGTACTCATAAAACCATCAGGACTACTAGTAATTAAATCTAGCATTTCATCTTGAATCGTCTTTGATACAGCAGCTAGACTAAAGTCTCCTATTCTATCAGTAGCAGAAAAAAGACGAAGACCATCAGGTCCTAAGAATATAACATCTCCACCAATCTCTTGTATAGTATCTGAAGCAACACAACCTAAATCACGAGATACTGGTTGCATTTGAAAATCAGCTACACTATTACCATTCAGTACGTTTATACTACTTTCGCTAAATATTATTAGCTGCTCACGAAATACAATCAAACCTGTAATTTCATCAGCTACATTAATTATACCACCACCACTAGCAATTGTCAAGTCATTATCTTGATAAGGAGCAGAAAAGACTATCTTTTTTCCATTACCAAACACTAAATGGTTTTTAAAGTTTACTACGAAACTTGCACCTGACACATCAGAAGGTAAAGCAGTTAATTGTTCAAAAGTAGTACCATCAAATCTAAATGGTTTGCCTGTTCCATCAACAAGCATAAGTTTTTCTGTACCATCAAAGTCATACTTTAAAAATCTTACTTTGCCTGTACCACCACCTATTGTAACACCTGCACTACTATAGGTTGCGTTGTCACTTACTTGTGTCCATCCTGAACCTGAAGAGAAGAATAAGTCATCTCCACGACAAGCAAACACTTTGCTGTCATATCGCACTATACCTCTGATAACACCTGTATTCGTTACAGTATTTGTATCAAACTTCTCATATCCTTCAACTCTTCTGTATCCACCAAAG